TGGAAAATGCGGTCACTTGTCGCTGCGCCTTGTTCAGCGTCGAACTGAATCCGGCGTCGTATGCCGTCAATTTTGCCGCGAGCGATCCTATTTGCACGTCACCCTCCAAACGCCATGCGCATCTCGGCCTCGATCTGCGCCGCCGTCCGCTTGGGCCTCAGCGTTTCCCACGGGTCGGGCATGAAGTCGAGCAGGCCGTAGGGCCGCGCCCGCTTCTTCGTGTCCCGGTTCACCTCGGCAACGGTGTGAGCCGTCCGCGCGGCCTGCATGTCGCCGCGGAGGGAGCCGATCGGGCTGATTGAGTTGAACACCTGCCACGTCACGAACTCCCGGCTGGACATGCGGCCCAGCATTTCTTCGACCGTCATCCCGCCAAGGTGCCCGGCCAGCTCAAACGCGAACCTGAACGCTGGCCGGTCCCTTAGTTTTTTTCGATTTCCTCAACCTCGTCCTTGGTGAGCCCGTTCAACTTGGCCGCCGCGCCGAACACCGCGCAGACCGGGCCCGCGGGAAGCTTGCCGACCGCCTCCGCGTCCGCGTCCGTGAATACCCGCTTGCCGTCAGGGTCGATCAGGCACCGCACCACCAGCCGCGCCCGGAAGTTGGCGAGGTTGGCCGTGTCGCCGTCGCGGCTTGACGCGTCGAACGAGTCCCGCTCGGCCGCGGTCATCGAACGGACGGAAAGGCCCGTACCCCACTCGGGGACGGTGACGGGGACAGTGGGGAGGGTGTTCTGGGCGAGGATGCTGTCGCGGATGTTCACGGTGATCTCCAAGGTTCGGGTTCAATGAATCCGCCCGGCGAGCACACACGCGCCCGCCGGGCAGCCACACGATCGGATCAGGGGGCCTCGGTCCAGGTCGGGGCCGCGCTCGCGCGGGTGACCTTGATCTTGATGACGCGCTTGTCCTTCGGTCCCATGCTGTCGAAGGTGACCTCGGAGAGGAAGCCGTCGATCTCGACCTTGGCGCCGGACGCGAAGGTCACGAGCCAGAACTTCCGCACGCCGAGCACGGCGCGCAGGAGAGCCCGGTTCTCGCCGGCCCCGTCAACGTAGTTGAAGGTGGCCTCGAACCCCTCGGCGTTCTTGATCGTGGGGAGGTGTTCGCTATAGCCGTTGGGTGACGCGTGGTGCGTCATCTCGACCGTCTCGACCGACTCGCCAACGGGTGTGATGTCCACCAGGTCAGTAAGCGGGGTCGGGGTGCCGCCGGAGGTGGCGGCGTAGGAACACGTAATGCCAAATGCGGCCGAGCCTTCTGTGGCTGCCATGTGTAGCTCCGATGTAGGGTCAGAAGATGCGGTAGAGGGCTGCGCTCAGATGAGGCGGCGGGTGATGGTAGTCTAAACGGTGCCTCGGTTCAGCAGGAAATAGGTCTGAATGATCTGAAACTTGGGAACCTCCGAGCCGGTCGTCGGTTCCTCCACGTTCTCGATCTCGTCCTCGAGGATGAAGGGGGAGGCCCCGGTGCCAGCGGTGACGGCGCGGGCGTGGAGGGCCGTCCGAACCGCGTCCGCGAGCGTCTGGGCCGCGAGCATGGACACGATGGATGTACACGTCACCTGCCACAGGTCCGTGCGGAGCCCGTCTTGGGTGTTGTGGGCCGGGTCGTTGCTGCTCCCGACCCGCTGGTAGATGACGTGAGGGCGGGCGGCCGTCTGGGGCGCGCGGCCGGGGTAGATGCGGTCGGCACAGATCGCGCCGACGGGGGCATCGTCCCGCAGGGTCTCAAAGATCGCCTGACCGGGGGGGACCGCTGACATTACCGCCTCCCCTTCTTCGCGGCCTTGGCGACCTCGCGGGCGAGGGCGTCTCGGGCTTTGGACTGCATGACCGAGGCGACGGTCCCGGCGCAGGAGAGCAGGGCGGCGCGGAGGAACGGCTTGGCCTGCGATCGCTCGGTGCCCAACTCGACAAGATGGGCGTACAGGCGGGGGTTCACCTTGCCGTGTACGGGGTCGGTGATCGTAAAGTCCTTCTGGGGGCCGATGATGGCGACGGTGTTCCCCGACTGCTTGTAGGTCTTGACCTTCATGTCGGTGGACTTCGCCAGGGCGCCCGTCCGCTTGATCTTCCGGGCGTTCGCCTTGGCCTGCTTGCGGATGACGCGACCGCCCGCGTTCACAGCCGCGCGGGTGACGCGGCCCTTCGCGGACGCGCTCCCGAGCGCCGCAATCGCCGCGTTCAGTTCCTTCATCCCGTCGATCTCGATTTTGGCTTTAAAGCTCAAATGGAGCCCTCCGCCGTGGTCAAGACCTCGGTGCATGCGATCATGTGCCCCTTGTGCCGCTCCTCCGAATTGGTGATGGCGACGATCTGCCAGACGCGGGAGTCGTAAGTCACCCGGCACCGATGGGTGAGCCCCGCCAGCCGCCGGATCTCCACGTCGATCATCCGCACCGCCTCGGTCTGGTCCGTGTCCGTCTCTTCGCCCGAGCGGCGCTCGTACACCCGTGCCCAGACGGTTGCGAGCGTGGACCAAGTGAGCGTCGGGCCACCACGGGCGTCCTGCCCATCCGTGGGCATTTCGATCAACACCCGGTGTCTGAGCCGGCCCGCTTTGATCCGCACGGTTAGACCCTCGGCAAGGCGAGCAGGTTGAGAACGCGGTCGAGGCCGGAGGGGAGTTTGGAGGTGTCGGGCTGCCCGTCGATGACGAACGCCTCGCGGTACTCGTACCAATGGCCCACGATGGCGAGGATGGCGCACTTCGCCAGTTCGAGCATGTCTACAGACGAGGTAAACGTCACCTTCACCGCGTTCGGGGTGAGGTCAAGCCCGGTCGGCCACCCGTCCGTGGGCTTCCTGACCCGCGCAGGCTGAGAGATGAGGTCAACCCACGATGAAACCGAGGCGGCGGTGTACGACCCGCTCACCATGTACTGAACGCTTGCCACGGCGGACGCTGGAACGGGGAGGATGATGTCGCCGTCAGGGAAGGCATCGAGGTATCCGGTGCCTACCACGGCGGCGTACATGCGGAATGTCGATGCCTCAACGTGCTTGGTCGCGGCGACGATCAGGTTGGCGATCAGCGCGTCCTCGTCGGTGGTGTCAACGCGGAGGTGGGCCTTGGCCTGCGCCAGCGTGATCGGGTAGTCCACGTCGGCCGTGCGAGCCGCCCAAACCGGGCTGACGATCTGCGTGCTGGGCATCAGTTCCCCTTGGGCTTGGCGGTCTTGGCGGGCTTGGGAGCGGCGGCGGCTTCGGCGGGCGGGACCGCGGCGTTCTCGGGCGCGGCGGGGGCCGTCGCTTTCTCGGGGCCGTCCTTGACGGGGACGACAAACCCCGCCTTCAGGAAGTCGGCTACGACATCATCGGGGAGAAGGTCTGAGTCGATGACATCGCGCGGGCAGTAGGAGCCGTGCTGGCCGGAGAATGAGGCAATGCACTGGAGTTTCATAAAACCAGCCCCAACTCTTGCGAGCGGGGGCCGGTGAAGATGGAGCAGGGGAATCAGGCCTGAATCAGGTGCTTCACGGCCTTGGTGTCAGCGAGAACGCCGTCGAACTCCTGAGTGACCAGGACACCGACCTGACCGTTGCCGGCGTAGAGCTGGTCGAGGACGCGGATGCGCGGCGTTCCAACGCGGCGCAGGTAGTACTTTGAGAAGTCGCCGAACGCGAACGACTTGAGGCCGGTCGTCATCGCGGGCATCGAGTTGTTGACGTAGACAGGCCGGTTCATGATCCGGTCTGCGCCACCCTGCGCGCCCACCTGGAAGATGTAGTTGCCCGCGCCGTCCTTGAGCTTCATGACGTTGCCGAGGCTCACCATCGAGCACATCCAGCCGACCGAGCTTGCGGACGCATAGCCAACGTCCACCGAGGTCATCAGGTCGATGAGCTCGTCGAACGTAACGGCCGTGGCGCTCGCGGCGGTCTTGCCAAGGGTGGTGCTGGCGAGAAGGCCCTTGATCTTGGATGAACCGTCGCCGCTGGTCGCGTCGGTGTTCACCTTGCGGATGATGCGGTTGAAGCACTGGTCCGCAATCACCCGCTGGATGGCGAGGTAGTTGTCGTTCAGCATCCGCTCAGAGATGAGGCAGACGCCGGACGTGTAGCGGTTGCGGCGCAGGGTCAGGTTGGCGATCGTCGCATCGACGTTCGTTGCTTCGGCGGCGGCTTCAGCCTTGATCGTCGCGTCGTTCGCGGTGTCGTCGATCGTCGGGAGGATGAAGTCGTTGCCGGTGGGGGTGTCGATGAAGGTGATCGGGGCCGTCCACATGCCCTGACCGCCCTTGAGGTACTCGGTCCAGTACGCCTGGAACTCGCTGGGGCCAACGATGCCGTTGGAGTCCTGCGAGGTCGTGGCGATTGCACGCTGTTCGGGCGTCATGCCTTCAAAGCTCGGGGAGAGAAGGGCACGCTCCTCCGCCGTCAGTGCCGGGCCGTCAACGCCCGTGCGGAGCAGCTTCATGAACGCGTTGCGCTCTTCGATGACGCGCTTCTGGGAGCGCGACTCGTGCTTGTCTTCGTCGCCGCCGAGCGCGTCGAGCATGTCGCGCTGCTCGTTCGTCTCGTCGAGTTTGGCGGCGTCCATGATCTTGGCCTCGCGCTGATTGAGCGCGTCGATTTCCTTGATCGCCGTCTCGAAGTCGGCAGTTTCCTCCGGCTTCCACGCCCGATCTTCCTTCTCAACGGCCTGCTGAATCCCAGCGGCCTTGGTGCGGAGTGCGGCGCGACGCTCACGGAGTTCCTGCAAACGCTTGATGTCCATTGTCCTAGTCCTTTGTGTAGAGGCGGAAGTTGCGGTAGATGGAGAGCGATCAGGCGACGGCGAGACGCGCCTTGGCGTTCGCGTTCTGACGCTTGATCTTGTCGAAGTCAGGAGCGGGCTCGTCCGCCGGAGGTGCCGCGCGGAGAGCAAGGTCGGTTTCGGTGTAGGCAGGTGAGACGACGGGGCCGACTTGGTAGAGATCGCCGTCGAGAACGGTGCGCTGCCGTTTGCCGTCCGCGAGCTTCGTCCATGCGTCTTTGCTCGCGCGGAACTCAAATGAGTTGCCCTTCACGTCGCCGCGGGCCACCAGTTCGAGCACGTCGTTGCCGTAGCTGGTGTTGGGCACTTCGGCGGTGAACTTGATCCCGCGTTCATCGGCGGCGAGCGTCAGGGTCTTGGCACTCACGCGGCCGAGCATCTGATTCGGGTCGTGGTTGAACGTGGATACAACGTCGATCTTCCCGTCCGCGAGGGAGCGGGAGAACGCGTCGGGCGCGATGACCTCGGTGAACCCGCCAAGGTCAACGGATCGGCTGTTGAACAGCACCGCGTACCCGGTGATCGTGCGCTTCTCTTTGTCGGCACGCAGCTCAAGACCCTCAACGGGGAGCCTGCGCAGCTCGCGCTTTGCGGTGGTCATTTGCGTAGTCCGTGTAGAGCGTGAAGATCGAGTAGAGGGACCGAAGCGAGAGGCAGTAGTTACCCAAGCATATCAGGCTGCCGGGGCCTTTGCAGGCTGCCCGGCCTCGGCCTGAGCCAAAGTCTGCATATTCATCGGGACGAGGTGAACGTCGCCGCCGGGGATCGGCTTCTCGCCCATCTTGCGGAGGATCTTGTTGATGCTCAGGTAGCCGTTCTTCATGCCCGATTCGAACCGGGCCGTCTGCGCCGCCGTGTCGCCGCGGGTCAGTTCGCACATATCCAGCCTGATTTCGTAGTTCTTCCGCTCGCTGGGAAACAGGAGTTTTCGCTCCGCCTCGGCCTCGATCTTGACCACCCACGGGCGGATGGTGTCAGTGGCGTACTCGATGTTCTGCTGTTCGATGTTGGCAAAGGTCGATTTGGTCAGGTGCCCGATCTTGTGAGGGG